TTTCTTCTAGTATAGAAACATCACACATACCCCAATATTCTAACACTTCAAAACGATATATGCCATGTTCAGGTGCATAGTCTGACAAGTCATCTTCCCAATACTTTTTAACGTAGGACTCACCTGCTTCTATAACTTCATCTATAACAGTATCTCTAAAGTATGGTCTCTTTTTTAAGGAACGCAACTGCGTTCTTGACATCTTGTGTCTCTCTATAACATACTGTGCTTCATCCATGTTGTTTGCATCAGGGTCAGGATAAAAGTTCCATACTGATACATGAGATGTCGATGGCACTGTTTTAAATACAGGACTGTAATTACCTTCTTCATCCCAATTAGGATATTCTTTGTCTGTGGCAAAAGGTCCTTTCATAACCCCTGTTCCAAACAAAGACATTTCAAATGCAGTGCTTCGTAATTGTTTACTTGCACCTGACTCTTGTAGTTGGTCTATTATTTTCTTTTCCATGTTCTTTGCAGCAATCATGGAAGGACTAAATGTTATCGCTGTAGGAGTCTTCCCAACTTCCTCTTTAAGATTTTCAATCTCACCCAACTTTTCTTCCAAAGGACCAAGCCTATCGAGTAGACTTTTTTCAGTAGCACCTTTAGGAAGTTCCATACCATCACCGGCAAATCCATAAGGACTAGTTTCTTCAGTTTCTTCACGTAAACCTTCAGGTTCTTTGGGGTCAAAGCTGACATCTTTTGCGACACCTTCAGGTAACACTGTCGGCTCAATGCTGATAGGAAACTTGTTACCTGCAAATAATACATCAACAATTTGTCCGTAAGCTGCGAGAGTTTTGGTCTTGGTAACTTTGATAAATACTCTTGACCTTTCTGCTTCAGTAAATTGAACATCACTTCCGTATATCCCCCTATAATTTGTATAAGAACGTAACCAACGTTCCTCATCGTTTCTTCTATAGTCTTCTGCTCTGTCGTATCGTTCCTGTATAAAAGGGATAATACCACTCACTCCTGCATCAGCTATTTCAGAATCATCAGTGTCTTCTAATGCTATAGAATCACTATCTAGTGTAATATCTTCTTCTGCCATATTAATATCCAAACGTTGCATCTGCTACAGGCATACTACTTTGTGGTCTGCCCATAGGGTCATAGTCAAATATACTAAATCTTGGTCTTGACATAATTCCATATCTTAGTGCGTCATAGATATGGTCTTCTGCTTTCGTATCTACATCCTCAGGATTTCTTTTATCCAAAGGTATTGCAGGTATTTGAGATATAGTATTTGTACAAGTATTAAAAAATACCATTCTTGGTTGCTCTGTAAACTCGTCAACCTGTAGTCTTCTATGTATTTCGTTTTTACCTGCCACACGACTACCTTTACTTCTATCTGATGGTCTCCAACGACACCCTCTTTGTATCATTTGTTCTGCTAATGAAGGTCCTGTATCACCACGTTTATGCCAAAGAGAACTATCTAAGACACCATACTTTATATTACCATCTTCAGATTCTAAGTCTAGTACCATCTCTGCCAAATCTGTGGCAAGGACTTTAGAAACATACAACTCTCTATATAGTATAAGTTGCTCATCTGGACTAATAGCAAACCACAACACAGCACTATAAGAACCATAACCATAATCACAAGACCTAAACTTGACCCAATTTCGTGGAATGTCAAAAGGTTCAACAACGTGAATATCCCTATTAAACTCAGTAAAAGCAGCACCTTCTTTAATATCCCAATCACCTTCAAGCAACTGTTTACGTTGGTGTTCAGGTAAGGAAAGAAGCATCGCTTCGTAGTCTCCCTGATTTGACAAGTATGGATTATCAGATAATCTAGCAGGTATGAATCTTCTTTTAAATAATGCTTGACCTGCTTTACTATGTCCATCAGGATATTGTAAGACTTTTCCTGTTTCAATATTTGTGGCATCAAATGCTCTTCCATAAGGTGCAGGGTCAATAAACATTTTTTTAACCCACTGATGTCCCGGACCTCCGGGGTTTGTTGTTGCCCTCATATACACTTGTAAATCAGGAGCAGTAGAACGAAGTCTTGACCTCATGTAGTTCCAAGCAAATGGTGTTGCCCATTGTGTTAATTCATCAAAGCCTATCCAACTAAAGGCTAGACCTTGATATCTTAGTACGTCATCGTCTCTGTCTAGGTATGACATCCACAGTCTTGCACCTGATGGAGCTACCCATTGCATCTTTCTTTCTGACCACTTTATTCCTTTGTATATTAAAGGATATAATTCTCTTGACTTCCAAACAAGTTCTCTTAACTCTTCTGTTGTGTGTCTAAGTAGTAATCCACTAAACTGTGGATGATTCATATAACGTAGTGGGTCTGCTAACATTGCATATGACTTACCACCACCTGCACTACCACCATACAATACTTCTCTTTCAGGAGAAGCAAGAAACTCTGTTTGAGGTCCTTCGTTTGGTTTAAATACTACATTCTGCTCTTCAACAGGTATAGCTTCTATATCATCTACTATCTTAGGCTTTTGCTCCGACTCTACTTTCTTCGATGTCTTTCGCCTTTTGGATTGCCTTCTCGGCATATTCGGACCATCGTTTAAGAGTTCTAGCCTTGTTCTTACGTTGTCGTTCATGTAGTAATCTTTTCCTTAATCCTATGTGTGAAATATCTCTACCTGTTTTGGTAGTCAACCAATTAGCGACTTGTCTCAAAGAATATTGTTTTATATACTTTCTTGCTAGTTCTAATGCTTCCAACTCATAGGGTATAGGGTCAAGTAATTCTTTATCTGTTTCGTTTACCTTATATCCAAAAGGTATTATTCTTGCTATACGTGGTATCTGTATCCACTCTTTTTGTTCTTCATCTTTTAAATCTGTTGGTTGTGGTAACTTCCACTTACCTAAACTTCTGTTCATCGCTTCTTTAAATTATTTACAATTTTTACAGGGTTAGCGTATTTCTTTTTTAATGATAAACCACCTGTGCTAAAACCCTTTTTTCTAGCATCTTCTTTAAGAAAGGCTTTAATCTGATTCATAAATTCTTCATCTTTTACTTTTTTTGGAAATTCCATTTTCTTTCCAGTTTGTATAGATTTATTTAATTCCTTATAATAGTTATCGTCTATTTCACCTTTTATTTTTTGATTTCTTATTGCAGATTTTATGTCTCCTATATCTTGTTTAGTTTCTTTATCTTTTCTTCTTTCTTTAATTTTTCTTTTTTCGTTTGCTAGTTTTTTAGCTTTTACACTTTCATCTGCGTTTAATTCTTTTTTTAATTTAGTTATTTTTTTTCTATCTGCTGTAGTTTTCTTAGACTTGTTCATCAAAGTTTTTAACTGCTTTAATACAACTTTAGCACCTGCACTAAGTCCTTTTGCTGTAATATTTAATATAGGTCCTGCTACCATTTTAATCTCCTTACTTCTTCTTTGGTGGTAATATCATGACACCACCTGATGCTTCTACTTGTAATTTCTCAGTTTTAATCAAACCTACTCTATCAAGTAATTCTTTTGATGCACCAAGTTTATCTCTAATGCCTAATTGTGTAGGGTCATCAATTCCACTTACCATAGCAACTGCTGCTTTAGGTGCATTACGACTCATATACAGTTGTGTTTCTTCCATTATCTCATCTTTCATAGATGCAACAATAGAAGAAGTAGCAGAATGCTCTGAGTACCCTGCAAGTAGTTTTGCTTGTACAGGGTCTCCATTAGCTTTGTCAAACAAAACTTCTAAAAACTTTTGTTGTCTTTCTGTTAGTTCTCTTTTCTTCATCTTAAATTATTTACCATAGTCACTGCGTTTGCATATTTTTTTGTGGATAATCCACCTTTATTTTTTTTAACTAAATCTGGTCCTTGTTGAAGTTTAATTGGAAAATCAGAACCCCCACCAACTTTAAACATTTTAGATAATTTTTTAGCTAACTTTTTTCCTTCGGCAACACTTTTTACTCTTACAGATTTTTGTCCTACTCTTGCCTTAACAGGTACTTTATCATAATATTTTTTTTGTTCTTCATTAATAACACCTCGCTTATACATATCAATCATTTTTTCTCTAAGAACACTTGTAGGTATTCCTTTAGGATTAGTAATTTTAAGTTGATATTTATTTCCAGCTTGGTCTTTCTTACTTAAAGGTATGAGACTGCCAAAACCTTTTTTTGTACCATCTTCAATAATAAATCCTTTAGTTTTGGCAAACTGTCTAAATTTTAATTCTTCACTCATATAGGTACACCTTGTCGCACAACTCTATCAATCAAACGTTGTGCTCTGTTTGTTGTCTGCTTAAACCATCTACTGTCTTCCATCTGCAAAGCCATTTCACGATAGTCCTCCACCTCTACAGCAGCAATCATAAGTTTAAATTTACGTAAACGAGGACCTCCAAGTTGGAATGCCATATTTATTAATACATGTTGTATGTCTTCAGGTAAAGAATCAAAATCATTAAATATATCTTGACAATCATTTATAGCAGTCTGTACATCTTTTTCAAACCACTCTTGTACTTGTTCTTCAGATATAGGTGTGCCAATAGGTCCTGCATATATTTCTTCATCCCACTCAGTAATCAAATGTCCGATTCCCCCAGTCAAATGACCTTCACTGCAATGGTAAGTTTCGTACTTACATCCCTCATCAGTTTCTATTTCTTTTCTTAACACATCTATGTTCATGGTCGGAGTCCTTGTTTGTATTGCTGTTTACGTATTTCTCTAACGTGTAAGTGCCAAAAATAGTTTCCTATCTTACTAATTATAGCAGAAATCTTCAAAAATGTCAAGGCTTTTAATGTCATTTCTTCTTCAACATCTTTGCTGCCTGACCTACACCTTTGATACCAAACGATGCAGATATGGCTATATATAACAGGTATTGATACCAATCAGGTAATGTTGCCAACACCTCAAAACCACTTTGAACATATTCTCTCATTCCGGGAATGAAGACTAGTATTGCAGGTGCTAGTAGTACAACTAAGGCAAATTCGTCTTTCCAGCTTTCATTTGTAGCATCTGCCATTTTGCCTTCCCATTCTATTTTACCTGAGGCTACTTTCTCTGCCACAGTTGCTCTAGCTTTTGCTTCTGCTACTTTTGCCTTACCTTCTGCTTTTGTTTTTTCTAGTTTGTTTTGAAACCATGTTCCTGCGAGATTTGCGATTGGTCCTATTAGTGCTTGTATCATTTTCTATCTTTTCCTTTAATCTCTCTGCTCTTAGCTTTTCTTTTACCTTAACTGAATTTACGAAATCTTGATGTTTTCTTTGCAACCTTTTTGGGTTGTTTAGAAAATTGTTTACCTGCTCTCTTCGCTTTTCGTTTAGCAGCCGAAGAGGCTGCGTATTCACTGGGAGAAAGAGCCTTAATCGCTGCGGAAGGTAGATAACGTTCACC